TTCACCTCTGCTTCGATGTGCACCCTCCAAACATCGGGGGTATCCAAGGCTATGTAGCCGGGTTCTTTTAATAGGTTGGATAGGATGTCTTTGATGGATGGGTTCGACCACCGCCAAACTGGACAGAACTTCCACTTCCACCCAGTCCTTGACTGAACCGCCTTACCGCTAAAGGGGTCTCCATTCGCAATTCGAGCGTAAGGGCGTTGTAATTTTTGCTCCCCCACAATTTCGGAGAAGCTAGTGCGGTCTGAACCGACCAACGCCATCCAGCCATTCTTACAACAATTATAATAAACATCTCTGGTCTGATCGCCCGAATCGCAGAATACGCATTTTGATTCCACCCCAAACTCCTCGGCCTTGGCTTGGATGTCTCCCCAAGTCTCAAGCCTCCCAGCCCATACTAGCCGCGATCTGCCCTCAATGTCCCAAGCCCGAACAACGCACCAAGCGTGAAAGCCCCCCGCCTCTTGGATGTCGCAAGCCATAATCAGCTTTTCATTCACCCTGACTTCGCCCATCTTATAATCGCCAGCCACAATTTCCATCTTCTCGCTTTCGTGTTCCATCCAAGGCTCGGCAAGAACTCGGTTCACGAAGTCTTGTAGCCCTATGATTCCATTGTGCTTATCTTGCAGAAACTTTACCGCCAAACTTCCGAAGCTAACCCAAGGAGCATATAGGCCGTTGAGATGATAGGAGCGTCTGGCTGGTTCGCCCTTTAGGTTGGTTGCCCTCCACTCGCCCTCTCGAAGCATCTTGGTTTTCTGTCCGTCTGTAATCTTTTCCTTACACCCCTCGCACTCGTAGTAGGTCGAGGATTTAACGAGCTTAAAATCATAAACGCCATCCTCGATCTTTGCCGACTCGTCCCACTTTACTTGCCCCCATACTAGCTTCTGCTTATGCCCACAATGAGGACAAGGCACGAAGTAGAAACGCATATCGCCCTTTTGCCATTCACTCCAAATGATTGAGTCAGCAGTTGTCGGGGTGCTGGTTGCTATGATGAGATGGTTTGGGTAGGTGCTGACTCGTGCCTCTGCTAATTGAACTGGGTTCGCCTCTCGCCCCGACCCCGCTTGCTCTGGGAACTTGTCCACCTCGTCCATACACAACAAAGCAATCGAGCGACTGGAAAGAGCGGACGGGCTAGTGCCAGCCCACCACACCGAGCATCGCTTGAAGTGTTGCTCTAGGATTTTTATTTTGTCGGTGTTGTCTGGCTTCTCTTTGGCTAATGCTGGGCAATCGTCAATCATTGGCAACCACCTAGTTTCCGTGAATGATCTGGCTAAATGCTCGCTAGGCATTACCCACAAGGCGGGGCACGGTCGCTCTGCTATTCGGTACGCTAGGCCAGCTAGAATCGTTGTGGTCTTGCTTGTCTGTGCACCCCACACCAATACCACCCTACGAATCGAGTCATCGCCAAAAGCCTCTAGCGGTTCACGAACATAGGGCGTGAGTGTTGTCGAATACGCACCGGGTATGTTCGTTACCCTAGCCGAGAGGGTTAGGTTTTTCTCTGCCCATTCTGGGATTGAGAGTTTCTCTGCTGGCTCAAAGATTGACCTAGCAAAATCTTTAATTGAGGCAAGGTTTGTCATCAAAAAGATTTTCTATTGTTTTGTTCTTCTCTTCTTTTCTTTTCTTCTTTATTTCTTTATACTTTTGATACGCCTCGCTCTTGGGTTGTGCTTGCCCAAGCCCCTTGCACCAATAGTCATTTCTCAATAAAACCCTGCACATTCTCCTCCAAGACGGTGCCCAGCATTTAACCTCTAATTCGTGCGGGGCTTCTTCTGGTATTGTTGCGTATCCCCTTTGATGCCATCCATAAATAAACTTCTTAAATCTTACGGCATAATGATCTCTTGTTTTTTGTGGCATTGTTGCAAGTAGAAGATTGCAAAAACTTTTCCAAGTATGCTTTTCTGGTTTTGTTATCTTGTTATATCCATTTATGTTTCCCCTTTCCTCTATATACAAAGAACCAGAATTAGCTCCATTTACCCTAGCTATTAGCTTAAACCAAGTTTGCGGTTCTAAAATGTGGTATAGCCAAAGCCCCCTTCTTTGATCGTCTCCAAATGGTTGACACAACCTTTGCTGACTAATCTTCACCCCGGCCATATGCATTTTGTCGTATATTCTATTGTGCGGCTTGTCTTTGTATTTCGAGTGGAATCTCCATATATCTTCAGTTAGCCAATCGTATATTGGATAAACATTATATACATTATCAACTATCTTTGTTGTCCATCTGCGACCGCCAAGCATAAGGTCTTTCTTTTCCCAAGTCGCAATAGCACAATATCTATGGAGGCTTTCTTGTGCCCTAATTCCAATGAACCCCGCTGTTTTCTTCCCTTGTCCATACCATTCGCCAAATAGAACAATAAACTCCTCAAACTCCATTCCGTCCATCCCAAACGGATAGTCTTTTATTCCTTTTGCAAATAGTGGTTTTTCTCTTACCCAAATATCTTTCTTTTCCTCATCCCAAGCCTTCCATCTTGGCTCATAGTTTGTTACTGCATTTCTTAAAAGCATTGGAACGCATATCCAATGTGGGTCAATGTTATCTCTATACATCTGGAACATTTCTTTGGCGTGGGCTATTGTTTCAGAGTATTGAGCCTCAAGGTCAATAAACATTACCCCTATCTTTTTATTCCTCTTTATGGCCTCCTCCATAACAAGGTGAAACATCACGCTACTATCTTTGCCACCAGAAAAAGCTATATATTGCCTTTCTGTATTATCGAATGTTTCACTTATTCTTTTCCGTGACGCATCCAACACGCTGACATTGTGGTATCTTTTAATTGCCATATCAATAAATATCGGATTGCCGATCTCCAGAATAAGCCTCTTCCATAGTTACTTCTTTGCGTTTGTTTTCAGCTAGCCACTTGTTTAAGTATTTTAATGCAGATTGATTGGCCGCCTCTTGCTCTGCCTCTGTAAGCAAAAAGAAACCGCCCCGGTATGAAGATGGTATTCCAAGGGCATAACAAGCTGACGCTTGCCCAAGCCAAGCGATTCTATTCATAGAGCTATTCGTTAGGTAATGCTCGCAAGAGTTTTTCCATTCTGTAATTACCTTTTCTAATGTTGCTTCAAATTTTGGAATATCTGAAAGGAATTTACGATATTCCTCTTCGCACTCGTTCTTGGTCATATCTTCTTTTGTGGTCGCATAAAACCCCGCTTTATGGCATTCCCACTTTTCGTATGTGTGAAAGATTCTATTTTCATCACTTGTATTTACAGTTCTAAACTTTTCTGCTTCTTCTCCGTATGTTGAAATATCATCTGTAAGTTCTTCAAAATCCTTCTCTGTTACTTGACCTTCAATGTCCCAAGACTTTGAGAATTGTTGATCTTGAAACAAGTCAGCCAATCCAGTTATCTGGCACAATCTTAAAATCTCATCTTGATCCATCCCAAGCTCTCTAGAGATTTTCTCGTCTGACCAGTTTCGCCTTTTTAGCTCAACAACAATATCCGACATAGCTTCAACCTTATGCTTTCCTCTTGCCCGATTGTGGCGAATTGTTGCGGCTATTCGGTCGCTCTTGTCTGTTCTGTCCTCTTTAATTTTTACGATTGGCAAATACCCCATTACCCTCGTTTTAATATCTAAATCTTCCTTACCGCATCGGTTTCTATGGAATCCGTCGATTACCTCAAATTGACCATTCTCGTTCGGCATAGCAACGATTGGTTGCGTATATCCATCAGATAAAATTGATACTTTCAATAGCTCCATTTCCGGTGGTGCAACGCTGTTCGGGTTGTAGTCGTTAGCGTGAACATCATTCTGCTTAACCCATAAAACGCAATCTACTGGCTCGGTTGCAAACGGACTGATTTCGTGAAGCTGTATTTTAATTTCGTTTATCGCATTCACCCTTTCTTCAAGGGGAAGTTTTGCGATTGCCTTAATTTGTTGTGCTATTGAGGATTTCATTCTCAATGTTTTATTGAGTTTATTTTGAATCGTCAATACTATTTTTATCTCTTAACCAGATAATCTTTTGCGTATGCCCAAGCTGGGTTCATGTGGATTTGGTGATGGCACTCGAAACACACCGCCAAGAAAAACTCTACCTCGTTGAGCCTATCCCCGAACCTTCCTCGCCTATGGTGAACTTGGCTCGCCATCTTGCAACGGCACACTTGGCATACTGGATTGTTGGTTAGGAACTTCTCTCGCACATCTTTATAGACTTCGTTCTGGCCTTTTCTCTTTGCAGATACTCGGCGTAGTTTCCCGCCTCGCTTGAGTGGGGTTTTGCGTTTAAGTGGAGAGCGTTTCATCGGTCAAAGAATGGAAGCACTATGCCAAGGATTGCGATTGCTACCAGCAAAACAATGAAGCACTCGTTCATTTGAATGCTCCTTCTGCTTTCTGAATGGTCACAAAGATTTGATCGATGCCCTCTTGGATTGCCCTCTTGGCACACTCTGGGTCGCTTGGGTTTGCTCTGGCCGCCAAGCTCGAAGGCATAGCGTCCATTAGGTTTCTAATTGCTCCCAACCATTTGCCGAACACTTCTCGCACCTCGTCCATTCTCACCAGCACTCTGGTTACTTCCTCGAACCGAGCGTGTTCCATTTCGGCTTCTGCGACTCGCTTTTTTGCTTCGCCCCATCCCTGAACTGCCGCCCTCATAGCGACTGGGTTTCTTTCGTTGGTTGCCCTCTGAACTAATGAGTAGGCAACTACCTCGGCTCTCCTCGCTCGGTGTAATCGTCCAAGCGAGTTTTCCGATCTGATCGACTCGGCATCCGAGTTCTCTGATGTCTCTGATAAGTTCGCTGATGCCGACAAGATCGGCCTCGCCCTGCTTGGTTTCTTTTGATTTGCTATTTTCCAACGCTCTGCATCGGCTACGCTTGTAAGGGGCATACCCGCCTTTACTAACTGGGAGATTGCCCCCCTTGTTAGACCCCATTTGTCGCATAGCTCTTTTTGCCGTATCATTTCTCACAAGGGCTTTCCGCACGCCAAGCATTTCTCGCCCCCTCCACCCTCTTCGCCTTCTGGATTGGTTGCTTCCATCATCTTTCCGATCTCATCCAAGCTGAACCCGGTAATATCAATATCAATCTCCCCTGCATCCAGTTCCTCTAGGATGTCTTTGAGTTGGGGCATATCAAATTCTCCACTCAATTTGTTGAGGGCTAGGTTCGCCGCCTTCTCTTGCACCTCATCCAACCACACCGCCCACACCTCAATCTCGTCTTTCCCAAGTGCCTCATAGCATTTCAATCGCTGATGGCCTCCAACCACATTCCCGGTCTTTGCGTTCCAAGTAATAGGTTGAAGATTTCCGAGTTCGCTCAAAGATTTTGTGAGCCTACCCAACGCATCCGAAGTGATCGTTCTCGGATTGTATTTTGCTGGCAAAAGTTCGCTGATTTTTTTTGTGACTAGCGATGGGTACTTCATTTTTCTTTCCTAACTATGTTGAGATAAGGGTTTTAGACTAAACTCCCACAGAAATTCTGCGGTGGGAACCTGTTAAACTGGGATTTTTGGGTGCGGAAGCCTCCTAATTTTTTTTGGCCGTGGAAATTTTTTGCCTTCAAATTTTTCCTCCCGCCTCGACGAACGCCTCGACGATTGGCCTTGCCTCCTCAACGAATTGTATCCTTTGGGCGGGTGTCCATTGGGTAGGCGTCTTTCGTGCAAGCCATTGGCGAGCCTTGATTATGTAGCTATGCCACGCTTGCTCTGCCTTTGGGTTCGAGGTTTCGATAGGGTCGGGTAGTAGCCCAGTCCAAAGGGCTAGTTGCTTGAGGCCACCGGGGGTAGGGGCTTGCAGGGATGGCCTTGCCTTTGCCACACGCTCGTACCGCCTAGCTTGCTCACCGTTTATTCCCGCTACCTCTTGGATGGTGTCGAGGTTTAACCCCTCCACCCTTGCTGATAGGAGCAGATCGCCAGCATCAGCCGCCAGCCCTATGGCCTCCCCCATCTGCTCGATAGCGTTCTGCTTGGCCTTGTCCAAAAGCCTCACCGTTTTTTGCAGTTCCATTCCGATCTGTTTCTCACTCATTTTGTAGCCTCCTTTTTGTATGCCTTTGTTATAACCTCTTGACCCCCTTGAAGCCCTACCTCAAGGAGAACGCCTCGGTTGTTATAGGCGTGTTCTAAAAAGCTATCCCATTGGCCTTGCCCCATAGTCACATAAACTGCCTTGTCCTTGGTTGGGTCTGGTATGGGGATTTCGTTGAGTGCTGGTCTGTTCACGCTAGTGCCTCCTCTGGTTCTTCGATCTCTGCCTCCTCCGATGGGGCTGGCTCGATCTCTCTGAACCTATGCTGGGCAAACCCTCGCTCCGGGTGGGGTGGTGTGGTGCTTAATGGGTTGTTGATGCCCTCCAAATAGACCACCACTTCCCCTGCCTCTCCGTTCAAAGCTACCCCTATGCCTATGCCCCTTATTGTGTAGTGCCTATCCTTGGTGGGCAGGGCGTTGTAAAAGGCGAGGATGTCGGGCGGGAATCTATCGTCCACACACACTACTTTTGAGCCAGTTGTCACCGTTTTTTCCCTCGCTTTTTTATGCCTTTTTCCCACGCTTCCTTGTTCCACTTCGGGCATTCCTCCCGCCTCTTTTTGTGAACCCGCAAAGCTCGTTCCTTGTAGATTTGGCGTACCCTTTCGCTCCGTTGGATGCGTAAAACCAGCCCGGTGCGTTGGCTTAACTCCGTAAGGCGAGCCGAAATAGCCGCCCTTGTATAAGGCTTGCCAGTTGAAGGGTTGATATAACGCTTTGCTATTGAGGTTAGGCTGTCTGGGCTTCGGTTCGATGCTAGGGCTAGTAGTGCCTCGTCCAAGGTATCGTCCCTCCGATGCCTCAACATCTGCGAATCGCCTTCGTGCTTGATCGTCTGCTCGACCACTTCTGCCGTGAGCTTGGCTAGTTGATTTAGGTCGATAGATGGGTTCATTTTCTGCATCTTTGCCAGCCTCTCCTTGACCCGATCTTCAAGCGTGTCGATGTGGTCGGCCATATTGGGCGTATAACTTGCCAAGATTGAGTCGGCTGGGTCTTGGCCTTGGTAGTGGTTCATTGGATTTCCACTAACGCTGTCCGTCCCACCCTTGCCAATTCCCGCTTTGCTTGTCGTTCCGTTGCATAGAAAAGGTCAACGACTGGGAGCTTGGTTTTGCCCGATGCCTTCCTAGAAATAACTGCCGTTCCAGTATCGTGAGCGTGGTATGCCTTGCCCTCAATTAGTAGGGTAGTTCCGTAGGGGATAATTTTTGGGTCTACCGCACAAGATTTTCCAGAAACCAACCGTTTTCCAGTTGAGCTTTTCCACCCAAACTCGTCCTCGCCTAACCAGTATGCCGTGATACGAGCCTTGATTGTTTTCTTGGCTGGTGGCTTTGGCGTTTCAATCATTATGTTAGCCGCTTGGCTTGAGCATAAGAGCGTAATGGCTAGGATGATGATGGCTTTTTTCATCGTTAGAAAGTGGAGTCGCTCGCACAGGTGGCGGTAGCGTCTCGATGGGGATTCGTCTCCCTTGGTTCTTTTGCCTTCTGCGTTGTCAATCGGGGTCTTGAGCTTGTCTATCTGTGCCTCGATTGCCTTGGCTTCCATCTTGTTAATCTTCACGATTTACCTCCGTCCAATGGCATCGCTTGTTTGGCCTTTTGATCTTGCCCCTTCCCTCTAAATATCGTAGGTGGTATTGAATTGCTCCGTGGGTTTTCTTTAGCACTTCCGCAATCGTGCAAGTCGGAATCTCGTTGGTGATTAGGGTGAACACGGCATCTCTTAACATATCAATGGTCGCTTGATTGCGAGTCGTGGCGTAGAGCTTTTCCAGTTCCTTTCCGGGGTAGCGGTCAGAAAGGATGCCGTTGGCCTTGGCCTCTGGGGTTGTGTATGCTTCGTTCATTGAGTTTGCAACTTACTTTGAGTTTTTATTGAGGCAAGGGATGGTTTTGGGTTGTTCAACATTATGCCAAATAGTATTGAGCGATGTTTTTGCCGCTGTCGGTTTTGACTGTTCGCTTCTCGACCATATGCCCAGCCTTCCGCAAATCACAAACTCGGCTTGCCAGTCGGAAGCACTTGAACCATTCCAACGCTTCCAGAGCCGTTAGCGTTCTGCCAGACTGCAAGTGAGCTAGGATGCGAGCGTTCTGGTCGTGGCCTTCCGTCTTTACTGGATGCGTTGTCCTCATAAAAGGCAACTCAAACTGCTCTGCCTCGACAATGGCGATCATCGTGAACCTCCTTTGGCCTTGCGAACTATGAAGTTTTGCTTTTTGGCAAACAAAATAGCGGTTGGGTGAACACCCCAAGCCCTTG